AGACTTAGAAGCTATGCCTAGAAAAGTTAAAGATGACTACCAAGAGATGATGTTTAATATGAACCAAGCTATCACTCCAGAAACAACAGTAGGGGAAACTCCTTTGTTTGCAAGAACAAGTTCACTAGGTAGAATTATCACAACTCTAGTAGCTTATCCGATGCAACAGTTCAATTTACATGGTATTCAAGGTATAAAGAGAGCAGATAAATACAGTGCTATACAGTTTATGGGTGGTATAGGTGGAACATACATAGGTCTAAATGCTCGTAATGAGTTGATGGATAAGGGTATGGATGAAGATACAATCCTTATGTATTCTATGATGAATGCTCCTCAGGGTCTAGGTATCTCAGCTGTTAAGTCTTTCTTTGACCCAGCGGTAGTAAACCATAACAAACAACTAATGCAACTGGGAGGATACTAATGGGTAAACAAGAAGACTTAGATAAGCTAGATGAGCTTGTAAGAAAAAAGATGATAGAATGCTTATCAGATGATACTACTGAAGAGCTACCAGCTTTAAATACAGTTGTATCCTACCTAGCTAAAAACAATGTTATATCAGAGAAAGCTGTAAGCACAGAAGAGGATGATATAAAGAGAAGACTTAAAGAAGCACAAGATAGAAGGAAAAAAGCTGACAAGATTTAACTTTGATTATTACTTAGATAGATTAAACAAAACTCCTTGGGGTGCTGTAAACGAAGATGACAAGTACTATACTAATGCTTCATTAGAAGATAGCTTCTTATGTTTCTATGTTTATTGTTTCGCATATCTTAACCTACCATCTCCAACTAGAGCACAACTAGAGATGGCTAAGTTTATGTCTGATACAAGTAACCCGCACAGACTAGTTGCAGCCATGAGGGGATTATCTAAATCTCTAACATCTCAAATCTATATCACTTGGAGATTATTAAATGACCCAAATGAAAAGATACTTGTTATGTCTGCTGGTTCTGATAGAGCAAAGTCTTACACTCAGTTTGTAAAGAAGCTTATAGGTCTACTTCCATTAACTAAACCAATGATGCCACAACACAATAAGCAAAGAACTTCTACACAGATGTTTGATGTTGCTGGTGCTGGTGCTTCAGATAGTGCTTCTGTTTATGCTGTTGGTGCTGGTAATCAGCTAGCTGGGTTCCGTGCTTCACTTGTAATCTATGATGATGTTGAAACTGCTCAGTCTGTTGAGTCTACAGTTATGATGGAGAAGAATAATACATATTGTATGGAAGCTCAAAACCTTTTGATGTCTGGTAAAGATGAGTCTATTACTTGTTGTACTCCACACTCTATGAGTTCTATGTATGTTGATTGGATTGATAGAGGAGTTGTACCATTCTTTATACCAGCAGAGGTTCCTGAAGACGATGCAAACTACTTTGGTGGTTTAGCACCTTTTGTCCAAGATATGATTGCAGAGGGCTTAATAGGGCTTGCTGTTGATGAACGATTAAACAAAGAGTTCCTTATGTCTAAGAAGGTTCGTATTGGTAAGTCTAAGTACAAGCTTCAGTACCAACTTGATGTATCTGATGCTGATGATTTAAGATTTCCTCTCAAGCTTAGTGACTTGATTGTTATGGATATAGATAATGATGTTGCTCCACTTAAAATATCTCACTCTTCTATGCCTGAGAACAACTTATATATTAAGCACAATGGTTTCAAAGCAGATAAGCTATTTGCTCCATCTTTCGTAGCTCCTGAAGTTGCACCATATGAAATGAAGTTGTTATCACTTGACCCATCTGGTAAAGGTAAAGATGAGATGGGTATCAGTTTGATATTCTCTCTAAACACTAGACTATTCTTGAAGAAGATTACTGGCTTACAAGGTGGTTACGAAGACGAGAACATGATTAACATAGCCACACTATGTAAGGATTATGAGATTGATGAGTTATTGATTGAGGAAAACTGGGGTGGAGGAATGTTCACTAAGATGTTAGAACCTCATTTAAGAATGATAAGTCCAAAGACAAAGCTTGTAGAAGTGAATGTTAGAGGACAGAAAGAAGTTCGTATTATTGAAGCTCTTGAACCATTAGCTAATCAGCATAGGTTGATTGTCGATAAAGATACATTAGATAAAGACAAGAATGGTTCTGTTGTTAATAGCTTTACATACCAGTGGAGTAAGATAACTAAAGAACGAGAGTCTCTTAGAGCGGATGATAGAATTGATAGTCTTGCAAATGGGGTTATTTATATGATTGAACATATGTCTGATGACGAGGAATTTGGAATGGCTTCATTCAAAGAGCAAGAAGCTGAGGACAACTTACAGTTTACTCTGAATGTATTTGGTCAGACACAAAGAGTGTCCAACAACTATGGAGATAATTTCTAACTAAGTTTTACAAATAGTTCTTCTGTGAAAACTAAAGGATAAGCTTTTCTCAGTAGACCATATACATCTATGGCTACATTTCTTATTTCCCTTTGAGCATGAGAGTTTAATCTTAGTTCAAAGAAACTCCACCAAGCTTGTAAGTTGCCAGTGACATTCATCTTAGTTGATGTGTTAGCTGGTAGTATAGCTCTAGCATCCTCTTTCTTTACACCTATCTTCAATAGTGCTTTGTAGGTTTCCAGCAATGTTTCCCATGTCTCTTTCATAGTAAGCTCTTCAATATCATCTAGCCCTTCTGGCATAATGAATTGAAATTCTCCTTTATCGGCACTAACATATCTTTTAGATTGAACCATAAAGTCTAAGTGCTTACTTCTAACCATCTGGTTCTGACAAGCAACCGAGATACCTTCTATATGTATGGTTGCATAAGCGAAGCGAAGACTAGCTAGATGACCGTGACCATGAACGATGGAAGAAGTTATATCCTTTCCATCATCTCCTAATGCTTTTGAAGCATAGCAAATCTTTGCACATTCTCCAATAAGACTTTGTTCTGTTGACATTAATAAAGTTGCTTTCACTTGCTATCCTTCACAAACTGAACATTCAGTTACTTTGTGTTTTGAAACACCATTAAGACTACGAATGTAATATAAACTAAAGATGTATTCATCTTCAAATGCTATGTTATGTACTCTTGAAATCTCTTGTTCAGTAGTTGAGTTATCAAAAAATAGGTTTACTGATTGACCTTGACATAAGAATGGTTGCCTAGCTGAAGCCATCTCAAGTATATCATCTTGTCTAATTTCAAATGCTGTTCTAAACACAGCCTTCTCTTCAGTAGTTAACCATATTTCATCTTGAACTGAACCATTGTTGGTTGCTATTCTAGTCATAGTCTCTTCACTGTATTGAGCACGGTTCTTCATCAACTGTAGGAATGGAGGATTAACTCTATATACAGCACCACCAGCAGTATCGTGAACATATACATTAGCAAACACTGGTTCTATTCCAAGACTAACACCACCTTGAAGTATTGATGTTGACATTGTTGGAGGTAAAGCAGTTCTGTGTGACCATCTTTCTCCGTAGCCTTCTAACCATTCAGGTTCTCCAACAGCTTTAGCCATATATTGAGAAGCTAATAGTGTTTCAGATTGCATCTCTTTAAAGAACTTAGTGTTAAACATTCTTGATTGTAAACCTCCAAATACCCAACTATTCTTTTGATAGTAAGTAGATACACCAAGTACACCTAAACCAATAGCTCTTGATTTCTCAGTAAAAGCAATTACCTTCTCAAAACCTACTTCAGTCTTAGCCTTCTCTAACATATCAGATATAACTGCATCTAAAAAGATTGCTGATATTTGTAGTAGCTTAGTATCTTTCCATTCATCATACTTAGAAACATTAACACTAGATAGAACACAAGTGAATGTATGGTCTTTATCATTGAATAGATTAATCTCTGCACATAAGTTACTATTGTGAACAAGCAAACCTTTGTCTTGATACATCTGTGGTCTATGACGATTAACTTTATCTTTAAACCAGAAGTAACCTTTACCTTTAACCATCTTGGTCTTGAGTGTCTTTCTCCAAATGTTATCTGCTCTCTCAGGGTTAGAGCTAAATAACTCTTTGTAGGCATCAGTCATAGTCCAACCAATGTTTAGCCCTTCATCGTCAGCTAAGAGCTGTTCACATACTTCATCGAAGTCAGGGTGCATAACATCTAAGTACTGACCACAAGAACCTCTTCGAGAACTACCTTGAGATACTTCTTGCATATCTCTAACTACACCTTTAAGTAGTTGAGTAACTCCAGAAGCTTTACCACCTTTAGATATTGGAGCACCTCTATGTCTGATATGGTCTAGTACAACTGAAGTGCCATAACCTCTCTGAGTAAGTTGAGCTAGTTCCATTCTTGTTTCATAGAAACCTCTGATAGAATCTTCAGGATAAGAACCACTACAAGATACTGGATGACCTTTATCTGTTCCTAAATTAGTTAGCACTGGAGTAGAAGGACTTAGCCAACCATTCCACAGTACAGCATAGAAGGCTTCGTACCAAGTCTCATAGCCAAACTCATTAGGGTCTACATTCTTAGATGTCAACTCAGCAGCTCTAGTTGCTAATCTTTCATAAGAACCTCTAGGAGTTTCCCATTGTTTCAGATAGTTCTTATCCATTAACAGTTGATAACCAGCTGTTGACAACCATTCAGGAGCTTCTCCTATTGACTGTAATCTTTTTCTCTCATTACTATATTCTTCATACTTTGTGTCTATCATTTTGCTACCCCTAATCTTGTAAAAGAGTCTTCACTCCATGTTCTGCTATATGAGTTGGTTCCCTTAACGAAGAAGTCATGCATCTTAATAGCATTAGCACCTTTATAAAACCACTTAGCGATTGTCTCATCTTCAACTTGATACTTGTCTTCCATACCGATTGAGTTGAAAACATAATTAACTCTATGTCTAATGAAACTCTTCAGCTGGTTACTGTTAACACCGTTTATATATCTGTCTTTAGTTAAAAACAAATGGTCTATTACTGCATCTTCATGTTGTATAATTTGATGTGCAACCATATGAATATCGCTTCTTAGCTGTGGACTAGCATGACTTCCTTGCTCATCAACATAAGTATTAAATAGATAAGAAGCAAACTCTCCATGAAGAACTTCATCATTAACCACATAATCAACACCAGAAATAGTATTAGGTAT